AATGGAGTAGGTTCAACTGTTCCAACATCTTCAAACAGTTTAATATTCCTAACATCATCGTGAACAAATTCAACACCATTAGGTAGTTGTTTGTATCCACTATCGTCTAATGATACAGACCATTTTGGAGGGATATTTGTTTTAAATATAGCACTTTGTTGAACATCTTTATCAACTTCTGAAATTAGTTCTTCTAAATCTATTTGCTTATCCATTTACTTTTCCTTTCAATTAAAGCTTTGTTTACAATACTTTCAATATCAACATTAGTATCAATTAAAATATCTAGATCATTACCACCAATAAAATCTAAGTAGGAATCCTCTAAATGTTCACGTATAAATTTAGCAACTTCAACTTCTAATTTATAGCTAAAGTTTTCTAAAGGTGTATTATCTTGAATAGGATCATTCATAATTAATGCCCCCTCTGAATTGTTAGTTCTGAGAGCATACTCTCCAACTGTTCACCGATCTTATCTTCAAGGCTAGATGTATCCATATAATCCATAATATCCATATTCTGGAGTTCTTCTTGAACAAGACTATAAATATCTAATTCACCACTCCAATCGATATTGCGAATTTCTTCTTTAACTGCATCTTGAACTACAGTTTTTAATTGATCGTTTATTTGAGTGATCAACTCATCTGATACTATTTTAACTGTCATTAGATTTTCCTTTCTATTTGAATTAACGACAACACTTAAATATCACAACTATATAGATAGTCAAATATTATTTTGTATAAATTTAATAAAAGAAATTTCAAAATCTTCTAATCTTCTTGCAAATTCAAAATTTTCTTCATCATATAAATCAAAAATAATTTCTTGGAGTTCAGTCAACAAAGGATTAGTAGCTCTGTGACTATCAGTGTTTGGGCTGACATTATTTAGCTTTGGGCTGACATTATTTTCAAAATTAATACTAGCGATTGCCCACTCTCGTTTACCCCACCCTTTCATCATAAAACCCTCTCTTCTTCTTTTTCACATTCTGAACATTGATAGTCATCATCACAGAATTGACATTTTCCATCACACATAGGACAGATGTAAATACCACCATCTTGAAATATTTTTTCTGCCTTTTTAATTTTTGTAACTAGATCATCTCGCATTGTGAAACTCCCAATCATAAAACTTTGTTTCAATTTCTTTTCCCTTGTTCATCATTGAAACAAAATCTTTATAAGATAATTCTTTAATGTGTTTTTTGGCATCAAATATTTCACAATCGGTTTTTGTTAAAACAACTTTATCTTTATAAAATGCAACCTCTGTGTGAATTGTATCAATACCATCTTGAGCTAATTCAAGAACACTATCAAAAGTATCTTCATCATTCCATTTATAAAATGTGTAAGTAGTACACAATGGCATTTCATTTTTCATTTGCCAACCTCCCCTATTATATGATCCTCATTGTAGAACCTACCTATCTTTAACTCTGCTTTAGTGTCGTACACTTTACCACCCCATCTTTTTGCAATATCTTTTGCATCAAACAAATGAGTTGCTAGACCTATGCACTCACCATCTAATATAACTGCATACAGTTGTTTCAATGGTTTATGGTGTTCATTCCAAATTCTTGTAGCTAAATCATTTTTCATTATGAAACTCTCCAATACTTATTGAATTGTTATCTATCTGATCCTTCAAAGATATTCTGTTAAAGACTATTTCTATTTCTTGAGTGATTGCATCTTGGATTGCAAAGTCTTTATCTGCTGATTGTTTTTTGTTGAGTATTTTCATTTCTGATAGCTTATCCATAATACGGATAGTCATATCTAAAGAGTCATTTTCATTCATCATCTATTTGTCCTTTCATAAAAAATAGGACTACAGATTACTCCATAGTCCTATTAAGTCAACCCCTAAAAGCGAAAGGATAAAAAAATTCTTTTAGGGATTGTATTTCGACCAATACTCATTCCAATTTTCGGTCAAAATTTCGTGCGACCATTCTTTCCAATCATCTCTCCAATCAATTAGATGAGAATGGGCTGACATTTTTTCTATATACTCTTCTATATGGTGACAATCGCTGACATTATCTATAGATAGATCAACATACTTATCTTCCATATCCATACACATTTGCTTAACTCTTCCCATTGACATTCTCCTTTTCATAACATTCAACAAACACTTCAATACTTGATCTTATTAGATCGGCTATACTTATATGTTCTAAACTATTTTGTGTTTCTTGTAAAGATATATCTGACAATTTTTTAAACATATTAACTGACAATGCTATGTTGTACATCTTGACATCTTCTTTAAATTTCTTAGGTCTAGCCATTAGGCATACTCCTTAATATATGTGCAATGACATCAACAACAAAACCATTACCAAGCATACGATAACGTTGAGTCTTAGATATATCTTTTATATCATAATCATCAGACGAATAGCCTGTATCATTAAAATCTCCAAACATAGTATAGTCATCAGGTAGTGTCATCAGACGTTCACACTCTTTAGGTGTTAATGCTCTCCAATACTTATCAGTAACAACTAGATTATCCTTCTGCACAGTTGTCAAAGCACCACTCTTACCATCACCTTTCAACTCAATGCGTTGCTCAGTTTTAATGTTAGGATTGTAGTCATCTCGTTTACCTGTTTTAGGATTGATCTTACGACCTATCATCTGTCCACACACAACCTTTGGTTCTCGATTACCACCATTCATTGTATTGAGTGTTGGTGCTTTACCCTCTCTTGAATACACTCGCTTGAGAATATCGTGTCCCTTTATATCTGCTATACCAACTTGGATACACCTATGATTATCAAATACTAACTGTCGTCTATTCTTTGTAAAGTATGATTTAAGATTGCCACCTTTCCAATAGTTTGCATCTATACAGAAAGACTTATCTCGATCAACTGCTCCATCTTCAACTATATCTTGTAGATAGATACCTTTATCTTTTGGTAAGTCACACTTCCAATTAAACCAATACAGACGATCACGCTTTTGTCCACTGACAAGACTAGATGGTATCATCATAGGCTGAACACCAAGAGCATCAGAAATCATATCTTGATATTCTTTTTTCATCTTTACATTTTCCAACAAGAAATACTTTGGTTTGATTGTCTTCAAATGTTCCAACCATACAAAGAACAGATTAGATCGTTCACCTTCAACTAAACCTTTACCCTTACCACTGAATGATACGTCTTGACAAGGCGAACCACCTATCATCAAATCAATATCTTTTATACTGTTTGGATTAATCTTAGTTATGTCCCCAATAAATTTTGTATTGGGGTAGTTGTATCTAGTTACGGCATTACACCATTTATCTATTTCACTTGCTAAGTATGTAGTTACTTTTCTATCTGCTCGATCAAGAGCAACGTTGCCACCACTAAAGCCATTAAATGCACTATACACTCTCATTACGACCACCTCCATATATTTGAAAGTTTCTTTCTTGCTCATATTGCATTGCATACATTCTAGACAAGCGATCAAGAGTTTCTTGACCACTTGAAGACATACGATCATACTCCCAAAACAAATCAGATATATCTTCAATGGTATACTTAACTAATTCTTTAAAGTTAGCATTTTCTTCAGAAAGAGTTTTAATTGTTTTTCTTAGCAAACTTCTTTGTTCAACTATTTCATCTAAAAGTTTTTGTTCCCTTTTAGTCATTATGCACTCTCCCTTTTCTTATCTATATACAGACGGATACATTTAGACTTACTTAATGGTTGACCATCATCATATGTTCTCCAACTTTCTCCTTTAGACAGTTTAGTCTTATCTAAGTATTGTCCTCTTACTCGCATACTATACGTATCTTTATTTAAATAAAACCTCATTGCCTTTACAAGTGATTGCCCATTATCATCATTAGGAATATTAGAAAATGTATATCGATGTCCTATATGCTTTTGATCTTTATACATACGATTGATCTGTTGTTTTAATCTAGATACTTCTTTCTCTAGTTTAAATACAGATTTAGAATTAGCATTTTTCTTTAGTTTGCTATTCTCATTGAGATAATGCTCGATTGTACGATCTTGTCGTTCACACTTATCAAACAACAATTCGTATACATCTTTACGAATATATCCTTTACGAATATTGTCATCTTGTATTCTTGTAGGATTGAACCATTCTTTCCATATTTTTTCAGTTAGTGCTAATTCTTCTAATCTGTCGCAAAGTTTTTTAAATGCATACCATACGTGTTGATGGTGCATATCGTTGATGTTTATTAATTCATCTTTAGTATTACTATAATATTGGGTCATAGACCTTCCTTTCTCTATTGGGTTGAACCTCTGAACTATGATAATAAGCATAGGAAACTATCTGTCAACAAAAAAATAAAAAAAAATTATTTGACATATTTTTTGTTATGATTTAATTTTGCATTTATGAGTTATACTTGGGTGAAAACATTTATTGAAGATTTGGCTTTGCAACCCAATGGGCGATTAAGAATGGATTGTCCATCGTGCCATAAGAAGAATACGTTGAGTGTTAGTGACAATGGTTATGAGAGAATGTACAACTGTTTTTATGCTGATTGCGATGTCAAAGGTGTGACAGGTAAAAGGCTGACAAAAACTAATTCTCGAATGGTGTTTGAAAAGAAGTCTGAGCCAAGTATAAAACATACCTCCTTTGTTGACTTTCAACTACCAACTACCTTTGTTCCTTTATCTCGTAATCAAAAGGCGACTGACTACGTACGTTCAGTTAATTCGTATCAAGCGTATTTAGACAATCGTGTTGACATTATGTATGATATTCGTTTTGACAGAGTGACATTTCTTGTAAAGGACAAGGGTAAGGTAGTTGATGCAATAGGGAGAACATTGGCTGACAAAAAGCCAAAGTGGTATAGATATGGAAAGACAAACTTTGGATTTCATATACATAACAATAGTGACAATATTTTTATTGTAGAAGATTGTCCATCTGCGTGTAGCATAGCTGACAAAGTTTCATCATTAGCATTGATGGGAACTAACTTATTGCAACAGCACGTTGACATTGCTAAGAAGTATAAAAATGTTGTAGTTGCACTTGACAAAGAT